TACATTTTCCTCATTCAGTTATTACTGGATTCTCTAGAATGTTTAATTTTTTCTTCAACATCTTCTAACAATCGAAGTGTGTAATAATGAAATCTTTCTGTTACCCAGCGAAGATCTTCTTCTTTAACATCACGATAAATTGATTCAAGAAGTAACTCACGAGAAGGAGATTTAAGATATTGAGATACTAATCCCAGAGCCTTGAATCTTCCTTGTGTGAATTCTTCAGTCATCAGCTGCTCCCTATAATCTCCTCAACAACTTCATCTTTCTTCTCTGCAAGCTTAGTCTTAATAATATTAATAAGCTCAAGAGCACCTTCTACTTTTAGAAAACCCTCCTTTGTACGGATTAAAGCTTCCTCACTATTTTTAATCTGAGTACCTAAATCCATCCTCTGATCAATTAATTGTTTTTCTAATTCAACAAGTACAGTTTCCATAATTAAATGTAGTTAAACAGATACTACTGTGATTTATTCTCGGTAACAATCTTTATAGGTGCCTGTTCAATGCGAAGTATCTGAGTAGGAGCAGATTGTGAAGCCTTTTCTATAAGCTTTTCGAAGTCAGCTTTAGTTAAATTTGGAGCATTATCTTTCCTATTGATACCATCTCCCTTCTTACGGGATGCCTCAATGCCAAATGTAGAAATTCCGGCTGTCAGGAGACTGGCCGGGAAGGTGATATCCTTGGGTTCATTTGCATAGCCTGGTATAGAGATGTAGTTTAAGCTAACGAGAAAACCACTCCACCCAACTACGACAAGCCTTACTATGACTGAGATAAAGGCTAATTGTTCCTCTTTATCATCTATATTTTCTTTGATCTTCTGGAAGACATTTTTTTTCTTTTTAGGATCTTCTTCTCCCTTATGATCTTCGTGACAAGACATATCTAAAATTGTATCTAAAGATAGTCTACAAGCATCAATTTTTGATACGTAAATCTAATTTATGTGGATGATAGACTTATGAATATTTATACATAAACATCATGTGGAAGATACTACCTTTTCTTCTGTTGTTTGCAGCCCCAGTCAGAGCAGATATTACTTCGAAGCTATCGAGCAGTATACAACTCCAGGTAAATGCTGCAGCAACACAGGTTGAACGGATTGGAACCAGTTACTCGGTAAGTGGATCAGGGGTGGATACGACATATACACCAACAGGTGGCAGTGCAGTTTCTGACGGCCTTGGATCATTAACAATATCATCAGGAGTTGGTGCAATACCTGCGTTGGAAGTCACACAGAAAACTGCAGGCAACAGTTTCTCATTCACACAATCCTTTACCCAAGGGGATGCGGTTGCTACAAGTGCACCTAGTGTCGGAGCAGTAGGTAACTTCAGTAGTCAAACATCCACAGCATCAGGATCAGCAGGCGACCTTGCCGGTACAATCACAACAGCTGGAGCGATTACAATAACGGGAGGAGGCAGTGGTACCAGTGCAATTGGCCAATTCACCAGTGAGATCACTATCAAATGAAATTAAAAGATCATGCTTTTGCTGTTAAAGAAAATGAAGATTCTGAGAAGTGTGATACCTGTGGTCGTATTAAGCTCACTGAGTGTACCTGTAGAAGGCGTTCCTGTCGTCCCAAACTTTCAGAGTGGTAGTCTTACGAGTCACACTGAGACTAGTTCTACGGTGACGGAAACGATAAATGTGATTGAATATCAAACGGGCTGGCAATATACAGTTACAGGTAATAATATAAGCACAGATAGCAATAGTCTGGTGCCTCCTGCTGCAAGCACAACCCAGTCTATAAATGGAATTAATTCTACGTGGACAAATCTAGACGCTACGAGCATGCCGAACTTCTCCATAACAGATTCCAGCAAGCCTTGGCAACTGACAACAACTCTCAGCCAACCCGGATTAAAATCTCAGACTATAATCCAAAGGACAACCGAGGTAACTTCAGTCACAGACACGGTTTCCACGTTCAGCCAGTAAAGTTTATACTGATTGCACTGAATATTCTTGGTGCTCCTGTCTATGCCAATGAGGTGGGAGGTGTGTCAGCCACTGCAAATCCAGTAGCGAATTCATCAGGGAGCGTTACGAATCAAGCTATACAAGTGCTTCAGGGTCCTTATATAACTAATACTTATGGCAATGGTGTGCAGTGTCAGGGATCTACTTTGAACATAACTCCCTTTGTAACTCTGAGTGATTCATGGAAAGAACCTTATGAAGATATTTATATGGACCCAGTGTTTGACAACAGTGATACTAACAATGATGGAGCATTGGATAATCCAGGATCTGTTCTTTATTACAAACCAACTAGAACAGGTCAGAAATCCAATCACAATATCGGATGGGGCATCTCAGCTACAATATCCATCCCATTAGATAAAAGACACACTGAAGGCTGCCTGAAGGCTGCTGATACACAGAATCAATATTATGCTCAGTTGGTTGCCAACAAAAGATTAGACTTTGAAATTTCAAGATTAAAGCACTGTGCCGAGCAAAGAAAACTTGGAGTGTCATTTCATCCTAAAAGTCCTTCATATAAAATCTGTGCAGATGTTGTAGTGACGAATCCTCATGGTGTTATTCCGAATCATCAGCACGTACTTTCGTCAGAATCTTCGACTTCTTCAGACGAGCAGAAGTAGAAAATAATTTCTTTTCTTTTTTACCTAACAAAGCCTTAATTCTTTTAATAACCTGCTTTATTAGGGGCTTTATTAACCTTAATAATATGGGTGTTGAAGCTGCTGCAGCGGTTGCCACGACTGCGATTGCAGCCGTCGTGCTTATCTGTGATGTTGTAGGTAGATATTTTTCAACAGGTGATGTCAATTCGTAATTTGTTATGCAGGTTTTACCATCTGGACTGAGAGAATGTGATACAACTTTCTCTCTGGATTCTGCATTTCTCATGTCACCTACCCTCTGGTCAGTAGGTCCGGGACAGGGTACATCTTCTTCTGTATCTGTTTTTGGTATCTCACCCATGCCAGGTTGTTCTGTTTTTGCTTCTGGAGGTGGTGCAACAACAGGAACTGATTCTTCCTGTACATATATAAGATTCTCTGGCTGATAATCTATAGGCTCAAACCAAGGGACAGAACCATCACATAAAATGCGAGATCCTCTCTCATCCTGATTAACAAGTTCTATAGAATTTTTATTTGCAGGATTGAATTTAACACAGCCTGGGACATCAACTATTGGAGATCCAATTTGTAATGTTACAGGTGGAGTAAATGGTATCGAGAGATTGATATTATGAACAGGAATCGGAGTAACATTTATCTGACCTATTCCTATCGTCGGTATCTCAGACACTAGCAGTCATTAAAGTCCTGTGCTATCTGACCACCTATCTCTGCACCCTTATCCTGACCAAACATTGCAACCCATCCTGCAGCCAGCCATCCTATAACAGGTATGTTACTTACAACTGGAGCTGCTTTAACACCTACAGAAGCCCCTACAAGCCTTCCTGCAGACTCTCCGCTTCCTTCTATCTTGTAACATGCTATCTCTTTGTCTGTTGGTCCAGAACCTTGTTCAGGAGTATTTGAATTAATTATCTCTCCATTCATTGTAAATTGTTTACTGATCATAATTTTTTCTTTCTTATTACCAAAGAATCCTTTAGGTGTTTCACTCGTTCTTACACTATTTAGAACCTTTGGATCATTAGCCATATAAGAAATCTTATATCCAAATTCAGAAGCATCCACCTGGTAAGTAGTGTAAGGCCCTACAGGAAGATTAATTATTGGTAATTTATTACTTTTCTCAAAAATTAATGCGACATGGGATACACCAAATAATATTCCTAAAGAACCTATAAAAACTTTATTCCATCTTGAAGGTCTTTGTCTGTACATTGTCTGTAAACATATATGCACATACTACTGTAATTTTATAAACTAACCAGTCTAAGCTGCTACCTCCATAACTGTTATTGATGACGCAGTTCTTGGATATTGCACCGTATCAGTTTCATTTGATACTCGATTTATAAAAGATGTACTACTGTTAAGGTCAGCCATTTGAATTTTATATCTTATAGAACCAGATGTCCAAACACCAGAAATACTATCTAAAAATGATAAATGTAAAGGTAATACTTCATACCCTGCATAATTATCTCTAGGGTTATCTTCTCTACCCCAAGATGAGGATGTTTTATTTCCATCCGCAGTTCCTTTATAAATATCTGAACTTGTTCCTCCAATTACTCTAACTAGATTTGCATAAGGTGCACCTCCTGTTGTATTTGAAGGGCCAATTTTTAAATCGACTGAAACAAGAAATTTATTTGACGCTGAATTAGGTGTAATATCTACATGAAAATCTGTAATATCTACAAAAGAAGAACTAGCTGTACTAAAAGTATTTACTTTAACTGTTTGTTTAACTTGAAGAATGTTTCCTGTGTTATTAGGAAAAGTTACCTTACCATCTGAACTAAGTGTAAGTGCATCAGCAGATGCTCCTGTATGTCTAACACTATTAACAACTAACCTACTAGTCATTGTTTATCTCCTATGGTTTTGGATTAGCGTCTTTTACTGCCTTGATATGTTTTGCCCATGTTCCAGTAGCATCTAACTTACCTGCTACCAAGTCCTTGTAGAGCATATCGAGCTGATTACCCACCGTGTCATACTTTGTAGATCCGTTAGTAGTTCTATCTGACTGATATTTTATTGCTGCAGCAGCTGCATTTAATGAAGCTCTTGCGGTTGTGATTTTATCGGAGTCGAGACTAACAGAGTTCCCACTAGCATCGAAGGCTCCTGCACTGTCATCTATAGAAACTACAACACCTTTGTAAGCCTCATAAATGGCTTCATGATCTAATGCCATATTAAAAATTCTTTTATTTACTTATTTTAAGGGAGCTAAACATATCAATTATCAGGCTGCTACCTCCATGACTCTAATTGAAGATGTTCCTAAATATGAAACAGAGGACTGATACCTGTTCAAATAAACTGGGCCACTATTTGTTCTCCAAAACGGACTGTAATATCTACTGTTTGTGTTTCCAGCGGTTTCAAAAACTGTGCGATTAAAATCACTCATATTGTTAGAAGCATAATACGATGTTCCATCACCGTCATAAGGTCCAGAAGTTGATGCTCCACTAACCATTGTGCTGCCATCTTTAAGAATTCTTACAGAAGCTGTTTGTGCATTTGAAGAAAAATACAATGAAACATCAACAATAATTTTACTTGTTGCAGAAGTAGGCACAATAGTAGCTCTTAAATCAGTAGTTATTTCTGCAAAAGTTGAACTGGTAGTGCTTGCTTGTGTTGCTGTTTGAGCAATCACAACTTGAAGAATTTTACCGTAAGGACCACCTAAAGTAAGATTTCCTGTATCAGGTAAAGTTAATACTCTTGTATTTCCACTGGAAGAAGGAGCCTTAATTTCAAAAGTACCTCCTCCAGAATCAGCTGTTAATTTTATAGAACTCATGCTGCTACCTCCATAAGTGTCATTGAACTAGCTCCACCTCTTGCTGTGCCATAACCATATCTATTGATATATAAAGTTGTTCCTGAGTCTGCTTGAACATAAACTTTTATAGTTGTTGCACTTGTTTTATTAGGAGAATATAAATATTGCAATGCTGGTTGTTTATTATCGAATTGATTGTCAATCTGTACTGTCGCAGCAGTTGGAACTGAGACATTGTTGTTTGTAGCAGCACTTATATGAGTTGAGCTATCATATAGTTGAAAACCTTGCCCTGCTGTATCACTCGAACCAAAATTCAATGAAACCATTATTAAAATTTTATTAGATGAAGATGATGGAGTTAATGTTGTATTTATTGCAGCGTATTCAGTCATACTATTACTTGTTGTCGAAAAAATCGCAGTAGAATATGTTTGAACAACTTGAAGAATTTTACCTCCAGCTCCTGCTGCAAGAGTATCGGCATCAACAGTTCCATCAGGTAATCCACCAACTGCCAATCCTGTTACTGTTCCTGATCCATTAATTGTAATAGGCATAATTTAAACCACCGTATATACAGAACCGCTAGGTATCGTGAGGGTCACACCTGCGTTTATTGTTATTGGACCTGCACTCAGGGCATTGCAAGTCGCACCAAATTCAGTTCCAAGAGTGTAGTTAGTTGTCATAGTTGTTCCATTCTCCATGAACAGCTTGTCAGAGCCCCCTCCGACAGCTCCACCTCCTGATTGATCAACATAGGACAGAACTCCAGCTCCATTTCCAGCAAGCACCTGTCCGTTAGACCCTGCATTTGTCGGAAAGGTAGCAACCTTAGTTCCATTAGAAGTAATTGAAACTAATCCACTACCACTTTTAAAGATTCCTGTGTCGAGGTCTGAGGAGAAGGTAATACTTGGAACCGAAGTTGTACCATCAGGGAATGTTCCACCAGCGTTTAGATAATCAGCACCAGCAAGAATTACCCCGAAGAAAACTTCTCCGGAGGCTGGAGCAGAACTAAAAACTATATTTGTACCTGAAAGTTTAAATCCTTTAGAACCTGTAGGATCAGGCTCCTGGACTACACCACCGACAGATATTATGCACTGTGTCTCAAATTTAGGGAAAGGAGTAGGGGATACACCTCCTACCTGTAAAGCAAATGTTGTAACACTACCATTAAAACCGCTAGAAATATCATCTATAGTTTTGTAATCTTCATTTGCTCTTATGTCATTTCCAATATAGGGCATGACTAATTAATCACTATATTCTTTTTCTGTTCTTATTTTACAGGGAGTAATCTTCTAACTTATGTATTAGGACCAGCTGTTGATGGCTGTGTAGGCCAAACAACATCATCAGGAGTTTTATCTTTATAAGTCTGAGGGATATCTCTTATTACTTGTCTATATGCAGCCCACTGAGCTTGATCTACAGTAGCTCCAGTTGTCATTGTCCAATCTGTAGATGATAATATTCCATCTCTTTTTGCTCTAATATCATTCCAAGTAAGTCCGTCAGCAGCTTCGGCTGTGTTTCCCTCTGCTACCCAAGCGAGGTACTCTTGGTAGTCGGTGTTTGCTTCATCAAATGGGATAGATGCACCATCAGTCGTTCTTAAAATAACTTTAAGATCATTACCTTCTTCATCTTTTCCAAGAAATTTGTAAGTCATAATTCAGCAGTAAATTGTAAGGCTTCTGTAGTGCCACCAAATAGTCTAACTTGACCGACATTTCCAGCAGTTAAACCTCCTTGTGTGTTAGTAGCTCTACATTGTGCGACAGAAGTAGTTGCTTCATCTAAAGTAATACTTGCTCCAGAATGTAGTTGAGTTGATCCTGATGCATTTCGTACTCTTACAGTTCCATTTACATTTAATGTGGGAATAGCCCTCATATTTGGATTAAAATACATAACAAATTTATTTAGGGTTGAACTCCAAGAATTACCAAGAGCAATAACTCCATCTGTTGTTGAAGGGGATATTTGCTGGAAATAACGTCTACAAAGATCAAGCTCCTGACCAAATGACCTATGCTCAAAAGCTGTTGCCACGCTGCCTACTTCTAATTGAACTCCTGTAATTTCAAAAGTTGCATCATTTGTCGTGTACCATGTAGAAGCCATATCTGGGTTTCTAACTGAACTATCGTAAGTTCTCCACTGATTTAATGTAACTGATCCTGTTTGGGCTGTACCACGAAAAATTAAAAATTCTAAAAGAAGTCCTCCTCCATTATCATTATTAATTTGAATATTAGAATTACCAGGAATTGTTTTTGTAATCTTAGTCCAAGTATTTGCAGTTAAAGTGCCTGTCTCGTAGGTAAAACCTTGTGCTGTGCCATCAAGAGAAATTAAATTTCCAAAAAAGTTTTGAGAAACACTAGACTTTACCCAAAATGACAAAGTTATATCACTTGAACTTGATAATAAATTCCAACCACTATTAACTACATCTTGTGCTTCGATAGTATATAGCATATAAATTATATCAGAAGTACCAGCACCACTTGTTTGGTTCCCATTAGTAAGTTTAAATGCTTTTCTAAAACCTAAAGTGTAAGGTGTAGTACCACTTGCAACATCTACTTGTTCTTGTGTAGGTGCTTCATCAGTATTAGCATGAGCGACTCTAAATCTATCAACAGTGCCATAACCATTAGTTGTTGATGACGTACCACGTTGAGCCACTTGCATAGCTCCATTAATTATTAAATTTCTATTACCTATCTGTCCAGCTAAAGGTAAAATATCATCTGTTAAATCTTGTTTTTCAGCTGCCGTAAAGTTTGTATTCTTTACATTTGTAGAAAGTCTGTCTGAACTTACTGTATTAAGAGCCATATGTTATACCTCCTTAAGTCTGTTCTAAGTAACTGACAGCTGCATCTAATGAACTTGCTGCCCCTGCATTTATTCGTAAGACATCATTAGATTCCATTATTATTTTTGAACCACTTATTATTTCCAAAGAAGAACCTGCAGGTACCGGAGCGTTTTTAATTAGAAAAACATCATCTCCAGATGATGTAACTAAGAAAACATCTACAGTCGTGCTGCTTCCAACTTTGTTTGAAATTAAACAACTTAGTAAAACTAATGTTGCCGAACCTCCTGCGGTAAGAACATTAGTCGCTGTATTTGCAGTTCCTGCATCACTTACAGAAGACTTAGTATCTATTTTGAAGGTGTTTGCCATATTAACTTAAAGCGAGTATTAGAGCGAGTTGGTCTCCTAAATCAGAAGCCCCTGTAACAGAAAGATCACCACTTATAGTGACGTTCCCTGGAATTGTAACTACACCAGATGAATCTATTGTAAGCCTTGCAAATCCTCCAGTCACAAGTGATATCTGATTAGCACCTGCACTAATTAAACCTGTATCCGGATCACCAGCAAATTTTAAAGCACAGCTGGATAGTGAACCTAAAGATAAATTACAATTACTTGCATCTTCTCTTAATAAAGGAAAACCTCCTGCCTGTGTTGCATCATGAATACATACAGTTCGTTTCTCAGTATCTACAGTTACTTCACCAACTGCTCCTGTAAAAGCAGAATGCTGACCTGTTGTTCCTCTTCTAAATTGTACTTGGGTTGCCATAATACTATCCTA